ACCATCATATTGCCCATTCTGCTCAGGTAAAGTAGATATAATAAATAATGGATTAGATGATGACGATGAAGGAGATTATTAATGACAAAGAATTTACACCAAAGATTGGGAAGAAGGATAATACCGTTAAAGATGGGATTAAGGAAGAGAGTGGGGAATGGATATATGAAGACAAGATTTACAACTTACCGGAAGGCTGTACTAGCAAGACAATGTACGGGTTCGTATATCAGATACAGGATTCAGAAAGTGGTAAAAAGTACATTGGTAAAAAGTTCTTCTGGGCACGTAAAACCCGACAAGTTAAAGGTAAAAAGAAAAAGTATTTGGGAGAATCTGATTGGCAAAAGTATTATGGGTCATCTGAAAAGCTTTTATTAGAAGTAAACAAAGATAAGAGTAGATTCACAAGAACTATATTAAGACTATGTAAGAGCAAGTCTGAATGTGCTTACTTTGAAGCTAAGTTACAGTTTGAACATGATGTATTACTAAAGGATGAATATTATAATGATTGGATAATGGTAAAGGTTCGTGCAGCTCATTTAAAAAAACTAAAAGAATCACTTGACATTAATAACGAATTGTAGTATAATATAGGATATATAATGATAAATGTAACTATTGAGATTCCTATGGAGTCTAATCCAGTAAAGTATGAAGTAGATGATATGACAGGTGAATTGTATCTAGATAGGTTTCTAGATACAGCAATGCATTATCCATGTAACTATGGATTCATACCAGCAACTTTAGCAGAAGATGGTGATCCTGTAGATGTATTAGTACTATCACCTTATCCTTTATTATCTGGCTGTATTGCAAGATGTAAAGTATTAGGTGTATTAGAAATGGAAGATGAAGAAGGTACTGATAATAAGATATTAGCAGTACCTGTTGATAGATTATATGAAGATTGGAATGATATTGAAGATGTTCCACAAAGAACATTAAACCAGATTAGACATTTCTTTGAACATTATAAAGATTTAGATCCAGGTAGATGGGCTAATGTACATGGATGGAAGTGTGCTACTAAAGCAAGAAATATAATAGAAAAATCATGTATTAGATGTGAGAGTAAATAATGATAATTATAGATTATAATGGTATAGCAGTAGGTAATGTAATAACACAACGATTAGATCTGCAAGAGGATTTAATCAGACATATGATTCTTAATACAATTCGTATGTATAATGTAAAGTTCAAGGATAATTATGGGCCAGAGGTAGTTATAGCACTTGAAGGTGGATCATGGAGAAAGGACTACTTCCCTCAATATAAAGCTAATCGTAAGAAGAGTAGGGATAAGGATACAATGGATTGGGATAAGTTGTATGAAATTATTAATAAGGTTACTGATGAGATTAAAGAGAACTTCCCGTACAAAGTTATTAAAGTTGATAAAGCTGAAGCGGATGATATTATTGGAGTCTTATGTGCTGAAACTCAAGAGTTTGGTAAACATGATAAGGTAATGATTGTATCAGCAGATAAAGACTTTATTCAACTTCAAGAAGGTACTACTAATATCCAACAATATTCTCCTATGACAAAGAAGTTTATTACAGGTTCTTCACCCGATTATCTATTTGAGCATATATGTAAGGGTGACACATCTGATGGAGTACCTAATATCTTATCAGGTGATAACTTCTTAGTTGATGGTATTAGACAAAAACCAATGACTAAGAAAAAGATTGCAGCCTGGTTAGATCATTTTACAGAAATGCCTGTAGAGGTACAACGTAACTATTATCGTAATAGAAGGTTAATTGATCTTTCGTATGTACCAGAAGAGATAAAGGAAAGTATTATAAGTAAATATGATAGCACAAAGATTGCATCTAGATCAAAGATATTAAACTATCTAATTAAGAATAGATGTAAAATGTTAATGGATTGTATACAAGATTTTTAAAGAGGATATAGAATGAATGAATATAGGCATATGTTTGAACTACTAGAAGCTGTAGGGAAAACAAAAACAGCAAAGGCAAAGGCAGAATTACTTAAAGCAAATGACTGTTTAGGTGTTAGAGATATATTAAAGGGCTCGTTTGACCCTACTTTAACATTTAATTGGATACCTAAAGGGAATATACCCTACACACCGGCAATCGATGATCATGAATCCTTATTTAACAAGACACCTGCATTTAAATGGCTTGTTGATGATGGTGAGGGTAAAGCTTTATCTCAAGCAAAGCGTGAACAAATATTTATAAATTTACTAGAGTCTATTCATCCTAAAGATGCTGAATTAGTTATTATAATGAAAGATAAGGCATTAAAGGGTAAGTATAAAGGATTAACTGTTAAACTTTGTAACACAGTATGGGGAGGACTTATCACCGAATAGTATTATATTATGATTCCTATAACAATCTTAAAGGTATCAAATGGCAATTATAAGTATGCATCAACTTCAACGAATTAAGAAGTATCACAAAGATATTAAACATCAAGTCTTTAGATTAGAGAAAGAAGGAAACTCTAAATTAGCATACCGTGTAAAATGTAAATACGATTATTTAACCGATCAAATAGAACAAATGGAGTATGATTAATTAATGCCAACATATGAATACAGCTGCTCTAATTGTAATGTAACTTTTGAAAAGTTTAGTACAATTTCGCAGAGAAATAAACCGATAGATGATCCTTGTCCTGATTGTAAAGTACAGGGATTTGTTAAGCAGGTGATTGGAGCACCTAAAATAGTATATGAAACTGGTGATGTTATATCACGTACTGATGATGGATTTAAAGAAGTATTATCGAAAATCAATGCAGGAGCCTCACAACGAGGTAATACTATAACAACAAAATAAGGAAATAAAGATTGGCTACTAGCTTAAAGATTAGATATGATGATTTAACAACACTTGATGCATTATCTGATAAACAAACGGAAGCTATACAGAAATGGAAGTCTAATGATAACTTAATATTATCCGGATCTGCTGGTACAGGGAAAACATACCTTGCTCTACATTTAGCATTATCAGAAGTTCTTGATAAGTCTACACGATATGATAAGGTCATTATAGTTAGGTCAATTGTAAGTACAAGGGATATTGGATTTTTGCCCGGAACAGAAGAAGAAAAGAAAGAAGTCTATGCACTACCATATAAAAGTCTATGCACTGAAATGTTTAAAGATATACATGATGCATGGAATATACTTTTACATATAGGGAAGATAGAGTTTCTTTCAACTTCTTTTGTTCGTGGGCAAACTTTCAATAATGCTATTTTAGTTATAGATGAATCACAGAACTGTAACTTCCATGAACTCGATTCTGTTATAACACGCATAGGTAAGAATTGTAGATTCATTATGTGTGGTGATTATTATCAATCAGATCTACATAAGAAAACAGAAAGACAAGGAGTTAGAAACTTTATAGATATATTAGAAACCTTAAAGGGGTTTAGGATTATTGAATTTACTTGGGCAGACATTGTTAGATCAGATATTGTTAGAGATTATATCTGTTCTAAGGAGCATTTAGGATATTGATATTATGAAAAGATATAAGAATTTTAAGCATTTGAATATACCACTAGGTTATGATGACCTTAATGTAACATACAAAGATGGTACTAGGTTATATGAAACACCAAATCATGAAACGTTTCCATCTGTAACATCAGTACTTTCTATCTTATCGAAGGACTCTATTGAAAAATGGAGAAAGAGAGTAGGTAACGATAAAGCAAATAGGATTTCATATAAAGCATCCACTAGAGGAACAGCTGTGCATGAAATCATTGAGAAGTATATTGATAATGATAAAGAATACTCTGATGGGTTCTTACCTAATATACATGATAACTTCATATCAGTTAGATCTGTTATCGATAGATACATTGATAACGTATTATGTCAAGAAGGAGCACTCTATTCAACTCATTTAGGTTTAGCAGGTAGAGTAGATTGTATTGCTGAATGGGACGGTAAAGTATCTATTATTGATTTCAAGACATCAGCTAGGTTAAAGAAGAGAGAATGGTGTGAAGGTTATTTTATACAAGAAGCTGCATATGCTATTATGTTTGAAGAGCGTACTGGTATTCCTGTAGAGCAATTAGTAACACTAATAGCAGTAGATAATGAAGAACCACAAATCTTTATTGAACAACGTGATAACTGGACATCTAAACTAATTGAAACAATAGAATTATATAATGAAACAGAAAGTACTTAACTTATTAAAACAACAGAGAAAACTAAACACTATCATTAACCCTGCATGGGAAAACGATAGGTCTAGACAAGACTTTATCAGAGCAATGATTGTTGAGTCAGGTGAACTATTAGAACATACTGATTACAAATGGTGGAAGCATGGTACTGTAGATATTGAGCAATCAAGAATGGAAATTGTTGATCTTTGGTTTTTCTATTTTTCATTAGTACTATTAGATCCTGCTACATTACCCTCTAATATGAGTGATGATAAACTAGAATATTTCGCTCAGATGGTTGAGGATCATTCAGGTCTTGATAAGAGTACATCTGAATGGGATACAGAGAAAGTACAACAAAGAACGTTATATTTTGTTCATTCTTGTTCCCAGATGACCCCCAATTTATTATCAACTATGTACGAGTTGTCAGAACTCACATTAGCAGCTGGTATGACATTTAATAAGATGTATCATATGTATATGGGTAAGTTGATACTTAATATCTTTAGACAAGAGAATGGTTATAAAGAAGGAACTTATCGTAAACAATGGCATACATCAGCACAATCAACCTTAGAAGATAATCAAGTATTAACTACGATTATGAAACGAGAATCAGACCCTACATTAATTAAGGAAGCATTAGAGAATGGATATAAAGCAACAGGACAACCAAGATAAAAAAACCATAGTAGGTAAACCATTATCAACTATATATGAGTTTTATCTAGTAGGTGATATAGAATCCCCTGATCAGTATACTGAATGGTTTGATATTATCCGTAATATAGGATTACATGATGTAGTGCGATTATATATTAATTCAGTAGGTGGGGATTTATTCACCTCTATTCAATTCCGTAATGTCATTAGGCAATGCCAAGGTACTATAATGATTGAAGTTGAAGGGGCGTGTATGTCAGCAGCTACAATGATTATGTTAGCTTCAGATAACATAGATATATCAGATAATTCTATGTTTATGTTTCACAACTATTCAGGTGGTGTTATAGGTAAAGGTGGTGAAATGTATGACAATATCATACATGAACGACAATGGTCTGAGCAATTATTAAGAGATGTGTATGTAGACTTCTTAGAAGAAGATGAGATACAACAGATTCTGGATAATAGAGATATATGGATGGATTCTGATGATGTTATTAAACGTCTAATAAATCGTGCTGAATTGAAAAAAGTAACTGAAGAAAGTTCTTGACATTATAACAAAGTGTGTGTATAATAGTGTATATATCATAAAGAATTAGGAGAATTTAGTTTTGAATAATCTTTTCATATTAGCATTATTCGTATTACCTACTACAACTACAATAGCCGGTAATTACACACAATCCGAAGTAGATTGTATGAGTTTAGCTGTATACGGTGAAGCAAGAGGTGAATCCAAAATGGGGCAATTGATGGTAATGGATGTTATTAATAATAGAAAGATATCATCAAAATATCCTAATCATATATGTGATGTAATTAAACAACACAGACAATTCTCATTTTGGTCTGGTAGGTATTCAGTACCTAAAGATAAAGTAACTTATAAAAAGATACAGTCTGTAGTTGCTGAATATACGTCAGGGATATGGGGTGTTGGTTTGAATGGTATATCAAAAGGTTCTATGTGGTATCATGCAGCTAATATAAGACCTAGATGGTCATACAAGTTATCTAAAGTATGGCATATAGACAATCATATATTTTATAAGTAAGGTTGTATAATAACCACAATTGTTGTTTTATATAAATAAAATCGTAAAACAAAGGAATAATAATAATGAAGAAAATAATTGAAGTGTTATATTATATAATGGGATTAACAGGATTTCTCATAGTATTAGGATCCGTGGACTCTACACTACTCGCACTTAGTGAGATGGTTTTTTTAGGGTTTGGAGGTCTGTCATTAATGGTGTTAGCAATGGTTGCTATATCACACCTACACAATAATCACAATAATAGGAAATAAGCATGAAAAAAGTATTAATCGTATTAGCAACAATGTTTGCCTTAATGTCTGCCCCTCTAATGGCAGCTGATCATGATTCAAGTTTTGGATTGAAAATGAAATCAGCAGGCTTTCGTTGGATGCAAGACATGGATCAGTTTGGAGAATTTTGGTCTGGTGATAATAATAATAACTATGCACGAGTATTCGCTACAGCATATGTTGGTTCTAAATCACATCAACTAACAGGTGCATATCAGCAAAATGATTTATCAGCTCCTTGGGATGTATTTCAAGGACGTGACCAAATCGGTGACTCATTATTTGTTGAATATCAATACAACTTCGATCAGTAATTGTATAAGTAATAATGTAAGATATAACTAGACATAGGAGAAATATATGAAGTGGGAAACACCGAAATATAAAGATTTAAGGTTTGGTTTTGAAATAACAATGTATATTAATAATAGGTGATAAAAATGAAAAAGACAATTATAATTGCAACCGCAATTCTAATGTCTGGATGTTCTACATTATCAACTGTCGGGATCGCAGCACAGCATACAGTATCTCGTTACTGTGCTGCATCACCTGACGCTAGAAATGTAATTCGTACAGCCGTTAGTGACTCAATAACTCCCAACTCAATATCAGTAACTTGTGCTGATGATTCATGAGTATTAATTTAAAACGGTTTATTACAAAACCTTTAGGAAAGGGTATTGTTAACACAACCGAATATTCTGCAACTAATGCTTCACTATTCGCACAATTAAGTAATGACTGCTATCTAGATCCTGCAGGATTTAAACATATTTGGGGTCATGTATATACTGTTCAATTTATTGAAGGTATGGAAGATGGTGCTGAAGCATATGCCTTAGCGGACAAGGAAAACCTAATATTCGTATTTCGTGGAACGGAACCTACGGAATGGAAAGACATTGAAGCAGATTGTAAATTCTTTAAAACTGAATCTGAGGTGGCAGCTGCAGGTAAAGTACATAGAGGATTTAAAGATTATCTAGATCGTATATGGAATCAGGTACATAGAGTAGCAAGAGATTATCCTAATCATAAAGTATGGGTAACAGGGCATTCATTAGGAGCAGCAATGGCAACATTAGCTGGTCTAAGATTAAATGATTGTGTAGTATATAATTATGGTTCACCTAGAGTTGGTGATCGTACTTTTGCAAAAGCTTATAATGTGCCTCTATACCGACATCGTAATAATAATGATGTTGTTACTAGAAACCCATTAGAAATTATTGGATATTCTCATGTAGGTGAAATGAAATATTTTGATTCCTTAGGTGAGTTACATGATGGATTTTCCAGATGGCGTATGTTCAAACAATGGTGTTCGGGTACACTGAAAGGTATCTGTAAATGGCCACCTGGTATTGATGGTTTCTCTGATCATTCAATGTCTAACTATACAGATTTATGTAAAAAAATCTTGACAAAGTGACGAAACTATAGTATAATACACAGTATATAATTAATTAATAGGACTAAGTGTGAAAAACTCAATATTATTAAGTACAAGGTCTAATAAAGTTTTAAGTCAAAAAGTAGCAGAGAAACTAGATATTAAGTTATGTAATGTTAGTATTATTGATTTCGCTGACGCCGAAATATCTGTTGAAGTACTAGAGAACATACGAAGACAAGAAGTCTTTATTATAGCTGGTACTTCGACACAATCTAATAAGAATGTAGATATTATGGAACTGATGCTTTTGGTTGATGCTGTTAAACGCTCATCACCAGAACGCATTACTGTTCTATTCCCTTATCTGCCATACGCAAGACAAGACAGAAGAATACAAAGAAGTCCTATATCATCTTCTGTATTCGCACAAATGCTATCCTATTCAGGGATTGATTCTGTTATCGCAACAGACCTTCATACACTACAAATACAAGGGTTCTTCTCTAATAATGTAGTATGTGAACATATCTCAACCTTAAACACACTTAAAGCTCATGTTAAATATAATAACTATGATTGTATAGTTGCTGGTGATATTGGCGGAACGGGTAGAGCGCGTTACTTTGCTAATTTATTAGATCTACCTATTGCTATTATTGATAA